GTGAAGAAAAAATATTCAAAGAAGCCTGCTAGCAAGCCAAAGCCAAAACCAAAGAGCAGTTACTAATGGCTAAGGGTACACACTATTTTGCTGATGGGCGGCCACATGAAGGCGAGGTCCACAAGATGCCCAACGGGCAAATACACACTGGCGCTGAGCATAGCAAGACGTCAAAGCGTGTATACGAAAAAAGCCAGCTTGCAAAAGCTATTCGCAAAAAGATAGGTAATTGATATGGCACGGATCTCACCTGAAGAGGTACTAAAGCGCCACAAGAAAGCTGACGCCAGGAAGGAAGAATGGCGCACGATCTATGAGGAGTGTTACGAATTTGCACTCCCGCAGCGCAATCTTTACGACGGCTACTACGAAGGCGGCACGCCTGGTCAGAACAAAATGGCCAGGGTATTCGACTCGACTGCGATCAATTCGACGCAGCGTTTTGCCAACCGCATTCAATCGGCTTTGTTTCCTCCGTACCGCGCATGGTGTGAGCTGACGCCAGGTAATGAGATCCCGAAAGAGCGTCGCGCTGAGATTCGCGAGGCGCTTGAAATGTACTCGGAGCGCATGTTTGACGTGATCCGGCAGACAAACTTTGACCTGGCAATCTCTGAATTCTTGCTTGATCTCTGTGTCGGCACGGCAGTAATGCTTGTGCAGCCAGGTGATGATGACGCGCCAGTGCGCTTTATTCCTGTGCCTCAGTACCTGGTCTCGCTCGAGGAAGGCCCATACGGCACGGTCGACAACGTATATCGTCGGCTGCGTATCCGCGGCGAAGCAATCTCTCGGCAATGGCCAGACGCGGTGATCCCGCAGCGCTTGCAGGAAATGATTGACCAGAAGCCGGAGCAAGAGATCGACATGGTCGAGGCGACGGTTTACAACACAGACGAAGACATCTACTGCTATCACTTGATCTGGCCAAAGGACAAGTCAGAGCTTGTGTATCGCACCATGAACATCTCGCCCTGGATCGTCGCACGCTTTATGAAGGTGCCTGGCGAAGTCTATGGCCGCGGGCCATTGGTCACTGCGCTGCCAGACATCAAGACGTTGAACAAGGTCAAAGAGCTAGTGCTCAAGAATGCGTCCCTGGCAGTTGCCGGCGTATACACAGCAGCTGATGATGGCGTATTAAACCCACAGACCATTCAGATTACGCCAGGTGCGATCATTCCGGTTGCACGAAATGGCGGCCCACAAGGTGAATCGCTGCGTCCATTGCGTTCTGCGTCTGATTTCAACACGTCGCAGCTGGTCATCAATGACCTGGTCACCTCGATCAAGCGCATGCTTTACGATGATTCGCTGCCACCAGACACAATGTCTGCTCGATCAGCGACAGAGATCGTGCAGCGCATGAAGGAATTGTCTCAAAACCTGGTTCGGCCTATGGTCGACTTATCACTGAGGCAATGACACCTCTCGTGCGCCGCATCCTGTACGTCATGGATGAGATGAACATTATCGATCTGCCTCTCGAGGTGAACGGTTTGCAGGTCAAGATTGTGCCAAACGCGCCATTGGCGCAGGCACAAAACATGGATGAGCTCGAGAAGGTCCTGCAGTTCGGACAGGTTGCACAGCAGTTTGGCATGCTCGGCCAGGTCGCGGTCAACCAAGAGGAAATGCTCGAGTACATTGCAGTGAAGATGGGTGTACCACAGTCACTGCTGAATACCCCGGAGCAGCGTGAAATTATCATGCAGCAAATGCAACAACAGCAACAAGCGGCAATGCAATCACCGGAAGCACCAGCCGTTTAGGAGTGAGTTATGGAAGGATGGGACGGTCTGCGCGACGCAGACAACCATCACCTGAAGGAACAGAAAGTTTCCCAGGATGATATTGATATTGCATTCGTGCGCTGCTTCTCGACTGAAGCAGGTCAGCAGGTCATCGATCACCTCAAGGCAATGACATTGGATCAGCCGTCCTGGTTCCCAGGCGAAGATCCAAGTCACGGCTTTGCGCGTGAAGGTCAAAACAGTGTAGTGCGCGAGATATTGCGCCGAATTGAAAGAGGAAGAAACCTATGAGTGAAGATATGAGTGTTGCTGAGAATACAGAATCAAGCGCCGAAGAATCAGGATCGCTGCTGTCTCCGACTGTAGGACAGGAAGAGACACCAGAAAGTCCAGAAGAGATGTCTGTACCGCACCTGGAAGGTGAGCCAGAGGCGACAGGTGATGATGAAATCGATTGGGGCGACAAGCCTGAGTGGATGCCTGACCAGTTTTGGGATCCCAAGGATGGTCCAGATCTGGAGTCAATGGCCAAGTCGTACCAAGAGCTGCGCGCCAAGATGTCGGCCGGAAAGCATAAGGCACCAAAAGACGGCGCCTACGACATTGCCTCTTTGAAAGATCACGGCGTATCAGACGATGATCCGCTGCTTAGTGATTTCAAAGGATTCGCTGCTGAGAATGGACTGAGCCAGGAGCAGTTCGATCAGGTTACTCAGATCTACATGCAGCACATGGGCGAGATGATGGACAACATCGAGACCAGCCGTGAAGCTGAAATAGCAAAGCTGGGACCAAGAGGCGAGAAGGTTATCAAATGGTTTAAACCAGTGGCTAACCAAGCTGGGCAATTCAGGTGCATTGTCATACGACGAAGTGGATGCCCTAGCCTCAGCAATGGATCGAGCAGACCGAGTCAAGGCGCTGCAGAAGATCCGCGAAAGCTATGGCGAGCGTTCGATTCCAGACGTGACGGTCCAAGAAGGCACTGGTTATTCCAAAGAAGAGCTGCAGTCGATGATGGACGACCCGCGCTACGGCAAGGACATGGCATTCACCAATGACATACAGAACAAGTGGTATAAATTACACGGTGAAGGTTGACGCATAGGGGCGCAAATCGCGCCCCTTTCCCTTGTTTTCAGCCCTACAAAATCTGTTATATTCCTCTCAACCGACAACTCAGATTCCTGAGCCGGCGACCTGATTAATGCGGCCCACACGGATAACCGATACAGGTTTTACCCTTAAAGAAAATTTTGTTTTGGAGAATGCAAATGGCAGTTCAAATTTCAAACGCCTTTGTCACCCTCTTTGACGCAGAGGTAAAACAGGCATACCAGGGACAACGTCTCCTGGCCGGTGTTACCCGTGAGCGCTCAGGGGTCGAAGGTTCGACAGTTAAATTCCCGAAGATCGGTAAAGGTTCTGCGACTATTCGCGTACCACAAACTGATGTAACTCCGTTGAATGTTTCCTACTCGCAAGTTACTGCGACGATGGAAGACTACATTGCTGCGGAATACTCGGACATCTTCAACCAGCAGAAGGTCAACTTCAACGATCGCCAAGAGCTCGTTCAGGTTGTATCTGGCGCTATCGCACGTCGTATGGATCAGATCGTATTGGATGCGCTCGATGCGTCTTCAACAACGAACACTGTTGCTAACAGCATTGGCGGCGCAACATCTAACCTCAATATTGATAAGCTGCGCGAAGCGAAGAAGTTACTCGACGCGAAGAACGTACCTATGGAAGGTCGCTCAATCCTGATCCACGCAAACAGCTTGTCTTCTTTGCTGGGTGAGACTGAGGTGACTTCAGCTGACTTCAACACAGTTCGTGCTTTGGTCACTGGCGACATCAATACGTTCATGGGCTTCCGTTTCGTCACCTTTGGTGATCGCGACGAAGGCGGCTTGCCAATCGACGGTTCTGATGACCGTACCCTGTACGCGTTCCATCGTGACGCGCTTGGTCTCGGCATCGGCATGAACCAAACTTCGCGCGTTGACTACATCGCTGAGAAGACTTCTTTCTTGGTTGCGTCAATGTTCTCAGCTGGTGCGGTAGCGATTGATGACGAAGGTATCGTCAAAATCACTTGCCGTGAAGCATAAGGAGGAATGACAAATGGCATTTTCTAAAGACAACTTCCAGCCAATCGGCGGTCAGTCCAAAGCAGGTAATGCACCACAAATGTGGTCATACACTGCACCCGGCACTGATGCTTTGGCAGACATCAACACAGAAGGCTACTTCAATGCTGTAGCTGACTTGTTGAAAGTTGGCGACCTGATTTATGTGTCTGACGTAAGCGTACCAACCGCATCTTTGGTTGTTGTGCTGTCAAACACTGGAACAGTTGTTGACGTGTCTGACGGAACAGCAATCGCTGTAACAGACGCTGACTAAACGAATCGGCTCCCCTCAGGGGGAGTCCTTTTCTATTGAGGTGACGTAATGGCATCCGGTGACACTAAACTGTCCATCTGTTCGGACGCATTAATTCTCTTGGGGGCTACGCCTCTTTCGTCGTTTTCGGACGGCACTGACGCGGCGCAGATCTGTGACCGCCTTTATGATGACCTGAAAGATTCGGTCGTCGCATCTTATCCATGGTCCTGGTCGTTCAAGAAAGTGCAGCTTGCACGCTTGACCGAAGAGCCAGTGAATGAGTGGAAGTATTTTTACCAGCTGCCAGGTGATCGGTTGGCTGGTGTGCGCGCCGTATTCAATTCGAGCGCGACAGGTATTGCACCTATTCAAAGAGGATGGGAGCTGCTAGGCGACAAACTTATGTCAAGCCAGGAGCAAATTTTGATCGACTACCAGTTTTCGCCAGGCGAATCTGCGCTGCCAACATACTTTGTGCAGCTGCTAAAATATGCAATGGCTGCAGAGATCGCTGAAACCGTGACGGATCAGCTGACCAAAGCAGAATATTTTGAGCGCAAGGCGTTCGGTGGTCCAGATCAAAACCGACGCGGTGGCTATTTTCGAGTCGCAAGCAATATCGATGGCTCGAGCAAGTCAGTCGAAAGCATGCAGGATTACTCGCTTATCGCGGTGAGACAATGAGCCGTGTCATTCAGGTGCAAACAAACTTCACGTCTGGTGAGTTAGACCCAAAGCTGCGTGCTCGTATCGATCTGCAGCAGTATTACAACGGACTTGAGACTGCACAGAACATTGTGATCCAGCCCCAGGGCGGCTTTGTTCGGCGCGATGGTTCAAAATATCTTACAACATTGCCAGCATCCGCAGCGGATGGCGCACGTTTTGTACATTTTGAGTTCTCAGTTGACGACAGCTACATGCTTTATTTGTCGATCAACGCATGCATGTATTTAAAGACGGCGTGCAAATTACAGACATTAACGGATCCGGCGATGACTATTTAGCGGTGAGCAAAATTACCGACACAGTGATTCCAACAATGTGCTGGGCGCAGTCGGCTGACACGCTAATTATTTGCCAAGAAACTATGATCCCTCAAAAGATTGTGCGCGGAGCTACAGACGCGTCCTGGACAATCTCTGACCTGGCGTTCGACTTTATTCCCAAGTTCGCATACACGCTCAGCGTGTCGAATCCGGCGGCCAACATTACGCCTGACGCTGAAGATGGCAAGGTGACAATCACGGCATCTACATCTGTATTCAGCGCCGGCAACGTCAATCAGTATATCAACGCATCGCCACAAGGCCGCGCTCGGATTGTTGAATTTGTATCTGGCACGGTGGTCAAGGCGATTACAGAGGTGCCGTTCTTTGACACAAGCGCTATCGCTTCTGGCGATTGGGACCTAGAGGCGGGATACGAAGACACTTGGTCAGTATCACGCGGCTTTCCTCGCTCAGCAGTATTTTACGAAGGACGTCTGTACTTTGGCGGCGCATCATCTCGGCCTTCTACATTGTGGGGCAGCCGAGTAGGCGACTTCTTCAACTTCGATCCGGGCGAATCATTCGATGATGCTGCGCTCGAGGCGACACTTGATACCGGGCGGTTCAACGCTATCATTGATTTGTACGCAGGACGGAACCTACAGATTTTCACGACAGGCGGTGAGTTCTATATCCCGCAGACATTAGGTGACCCAATTACACCCGCAACACTCGCAGTGCAGGAGCAGACATCAAACGGTGTGCGCCCTGGTATTCGTGTCGTCAACGTCGATGGAGCGACTGTATTCATTCAGCGCCAAGGGAAGGCGCTATCGGAGTTCATCTTCAGCGATACGGTCAATGGCTATGTCGCAACGAAGATCTCTTTGCTTTCATCTCATTTATTGAAATCGCCAAGGGACATGGCGGTGCGTAAAGCGACGTCCACAGACGAAGGTGACCGGCTGCTAATCGTCAACGAAGACGATGGATCAATTGCGTGTTACACGCTGCTGCGTGCCCAGGACGTGATTGCACCTACAGAATGGACCACAGACGGTGATTACCTGGCAGTCGGCGTCGACATCGCAGACACCTATGCTGTGGTAAAGCGACATATTGATGGCAGCGATGTGTACTACGTTGAATTGTTCCAAGATGGCTTGACACTTGATTGCGCAAAATCCGGCACGACAGCGACAACAATTACCGGTCTTTCGTTTCTTGAAGGTGAAACGATTAAAGTCATCCGCGACGGAATCATTGAGGCAGACAAGACGGTGGAGTCTGGTGAGATCACACTCGACTCGGCTGCGACAGCGTCTTATCAGGTTGGTCTAAACTACACGCCGCTTGTCGTGACGCTGCCAGTTGAACCCCGGCTGCCGTCAGGCAATATCCGCGGATTCAAGAAGCGCATCCTTGAAATTAACAGCGAGCACTTTGAATCACAGGCTGTCACAGTCAATGGTGAGCAGGTGGTCTTCCGTCAGTTCGGCGAAGACAACCTGGATATTGCAGTGCAGCCATTTACCGGAGTCAAAAGATCGGGGCCTCTGCTTGGTTTTGTAAATGAGGGTAAGATAACGCTTAGTCAAACAGTGCCGTTACAAATGAATGTGCTGGCACTGGATTACAAAGTATCGGTGGGACAGTAGTATGGCCATAAAAGCAGCAATTGCAGGAATGTCGACATTGCAGGTGGTAGGGACAGCGTTCTCTGCTATTAGCTCAATTTCTCAGATTCAGGCCGGCAAGGCTCAGTCTCGGGCCTATCAGGCGCAGGCCAAGCAGGCAGAGCTACAGGGTCGGCAGCAGGCTATCCAGTATCGTCAGCAGGGCGTACAGGTTTTGCGGCGCATTCGAGAGAACGTGTCAGCGACTCGAGCTCGAGCAGCTGGCGCAGGACTTGATCCATTCGCAGGTACGCCAGCATCGTTTCAACGGTTTGCTTTGAAGCAAGGCGTGCAGGAATATCAGATTGCCAGAGAGAATGCCGTTTTATCTGAGCTCGGCGGCGAACAGCAATCGTATCAATACCAGGCCGCAGCAAGTCAGGCCCGGCGCCAAGGATACATTGGCGCAGTGTCGAGCCTAGGTACTGCGGCA